CACCTCTTCCGTTTGGGGAGGATAAGCTAACATTAAAGCTTGCTGAACTTGCTCCATATCCTTAGAGAAAGCTACAGAAGACATAATCTGGGTGGGAGATATTTTCTTGGCTGTGGCGGATTTGAAGTACTCTGCCCAATCAGGCGTAGTAAGAGGTTGTGCTTCAGCACCCATAAATTTAGAGATAAGTTCACCTGAAAGGATTTCTTCCCTTGTAGCTCCTAGTAGAGCATTGGCATAGGAAGTTATAAACAGCTTCTCTTCCTCATTAAAATCTTTGGACATATCCTGGGGGAAAGCTCTCTGGACAAACTCGGTGGCACTCTCTATTGGTTCACCAGAGAGAACTGCTACCTCAAGGCTACTAAGGACTATAGGGAGAAGTCTGGTAACTTTTTCTTCCCTAGCTAGTTCCTTATATTCCAGCTCAAGTTCAGCTCTTCGTTCCTGAGCTTGTTCAGGAGTATACCCATACTCCCAACCCCATTCCCAGGGAGTAACTGCTCCAACAATGGGAGAAGTAAATTCAGGAAGAAGCCATCTAGCTGCTTTCTCAAAACCACTCACCCTAGACCATGCTGTAGGAGTGAACTTCTTTTGATAGACTTCCTCCATCTGCTCTTTTTGCTTCTTTATCTCTTCAAGTCTCTTAGCCTCTTCCTCAGTAAACTGAGTTGGGAACTTAGGAAAACCTGTTCCTTCTCCATTAGACATATCTACCTCCTTACCTTACCCGAACTTGACCCCTACCGAGAGACCTTCTAAGCTGTTGAGGAGTAAAGCCTCCTCTAGCTTCTGGAGGAGCAATTCCAGGGGAAACTCTAGGTTTCTCTTCAGGTGTCCCTGCTTCTCTAGCAGCTTCTATCTCTGTCATCTCTTCTGGTTTTCCCTGACCAGGAGGAGGTGCTCCCATTTGAGTCTCAAGAGCTTGGGCTGCTCTCCTGAACAAGTTAGCTTGCCTTCTATCACCACGCCTCTCTAAGTAATCTGCATGGATATAGTAGCCAGCTATCATCTCTATCTGTTGAGACATAGGATGGTCAAGAATCCTATCAAGGGTCTTACGTCTAATAATACCCTGTGGGTCTGCAAATTTATAGATTTCACCAAGAAGAGTAGCCTTATCTATATCTTGTCTGATTAACCCTCCAATTGTACCTCTTTCAAGCCAGTCTTTAGGAGTAGCTACATCTGACTCTACTGTAACTGTTACATCTTCAGGAATATCTGTTGGCTTTAGTTTCTCAAGGAATTTGCCCTTGATGTCAAAAACCCTCTTGGAAGATTTCAAGTTGGAAAGCCAGAACTTGTCTGCCTCACCAATTACAAAATGCTTGGCATCCATATAGGGGTAGAGGATTTGATTGGCACTGGAAGAAGCTAATAGGCTCAGTGCATATCCAGGCTGACCCTCTACCATACCAAATACAGCATCATTATAACTTCCCTTCTGCAACTCCCTTCGTATCTCAAGCAAATTAGCTTGAATCTCTATAGGGATAGCACCAGGAGGTAGACGCTCAAGACCTCGCTCACCTGGAGCATAGTGAAATAAAGCACCCCTCTCACGAAGTTGCTCTGGGGTTGCCTGTGGAGTAGCACTGAACTCTTCGTGAACTGGCTGTGCTGTATCCCGAAGGATTTGACTCACCATTGACTTCCACTTGTTGAAATGAGTGCCTATGCTCTCATTGGCTTCAAAGATTCCCTTACCCGTAAGGGTTCTCCAATCCCGACTTGATGGAGTAAGAGTCCCCTTATCGGGATAACCCCCTACTGGAGCTACAGCCAATCGCATCTCAGGTCTGCTTACCCAACCAGTAGCATCTTTACCATCCAGTAAAACCATGTTTTGCCAGATACCATTCTCCAAGATGAACAAGTCGTTGAGGGTAACATCAGAAGAACCAAAACCCCTCATGTATCTCCACCCTTTTTCTTCAGCCTTAGACGCTGCCTCCTCCTTAGTTATTTTATAAGTATGAACACAGGCTGTCATCTTACCACCAGAGAATCTGGGGTAAGTATCAGCAGGATTCCATATCTGTGCCTGAAGAAGCCCAGAAGCCTTGTCAAAGTTGAATACAGTACTATACCAACCTAGCACAAGGATGTAGAAAGCTATCTCACTCAAAAAAGGATAACCCCCTCCAAGTTGCCTTTCTCGGTCTATCGTCTGCCACATGTACTCACATCCACGATGGACTCTAGCCCTGTTATCCAAATCTATAGCAGACTCCGATGCAACAGGAATAAAATGGGAGAGGTCTCCTTTAGTTAGGAGATAGTGGGACATCTGATAGAAAGTAGCTGGCTCGTTACTGACATAGGATTCCATCCCTTTAGCTGCCAGTATGTCTACCATAAGTAAGAACTCATACCACTCTTTGAACTTTCTATTTCTCTGACCCCAGAAGTTCGTCAGAGTAGTTATCTCAGTCTGTGCTTGTTGCTCTGTTAGTGCTGGCATTTTTAACCTCCTTACCAGTTCCAGCCTGCTACATTCCCCCGATAACCCTGAGCTATACCCCCGACTTTCTTTGTAGCTACAGCAATCATAAGAGCTATAGCCAAGTCATCAAAGGTCTGAGCAGTTGCCCTGTACTTAATATATCTATATCCCCTTAACTGTCTTATTAGGTTTATACTCCAAATCCTGAGAAGGTTGAGGTGGTCTTTTGTTGCTGTCATCATATAATGCCTTGTCTGGTCATTAGTCCACCAACCTTTATTAGAGGTTATCTTCCCTGTTGTAAAGTCCCTTTGGTAAGAAATCTTTGGATAGTCTTGCATGTGTCCCAACACAGCATAGCCTGTGAAATTCCTCTCTACTGTAATCTCTGCTGTGTTATACCACCTCCCCATCTCTTTGAGGATACTGGCAAAGACATGAGGCTCTACCCTCGCTTGAAAAGTAGCAACTACCCTCCAGTGGCTGTCTAAGACTGCTGCTGCTGAGTAGCTTCCACCAGGAGCACCAGCAGATGAATCAGCACCAATCACATATTTGTTAGTAGGTTCTGGGGGTATCCAGTATGTCCAACCTTGCTGATGGACTGTTCCTTCATAACAGTTCTGGGCAAGACTGTTTAATATCATCTGACTGAATACAGGGTCTCCTACTGTTATAAAGCAAGAAAGCTCATCTTCGGGGTACTCCTGCCAAAAGAGTCCACCCTTCTCAGCTATCTTCCAACGCCTCCACCTTATCTGGTCTTCATTAAGACCATGCCTTTCCATAAGTTCAAGCTCTTCACCCATGAAAGACAACTCATCTCTATCTTCTGGGAGAGACAGCTCTGAACCTCTGGGTATGGCGTAATCAGCACTCCACCACCAAGGGAAAAAGAAAGGTTTGTAAGGGGACTTGCCTTCTCTTGCCTTTACCCATCTCTCATAGGAGATATTGTCCTCTCCATTTGGGGTGAACTCAATAGTTATCTCCCCAGAGATAGGTACTGCATCCTCTACAGCAATAAGGATTTTCTCTGGGTCTTCATAGAAAGGAAGCTCAGATAAGAGAGCTTTGCGAATTGTGTCACCACGACCAAAGGCTCTTGACCCTGCTGTGCCTATGTAGATAGAGCTATGAAGGTCTGGGAAGCTAATTTCACTTCTACTCTCTGCACCAGTTTCTGGTTTGGGTTCTTCCATAGTGTCATGGTAGAAGTGAACTCGGTCAAGAAGCCGTTGTGTAGCTCTTGTCTCATGGCTAACTACAGCACAAGAGGTATGAGGGATAAAGATGCAGTCGGTGTACATATCCGCAAGGATTGAGCTTGTTGCTCCTCCTTGACGATGCTTCAGTATCATGTTCCTATTGGTCTTGTTGGAGTGGAAATGCCTCTGCATCCTATTAAAAATAAAGGGGACAACTACCCCCTTCTTATTATCAATCCTGAGAAGGTTGGCTATCAGGTCAATCTTTTTTACCTTTGGGGCTGATGCCACTGCCATCTACTTCTCCTATCTATATATACTCTACCAGCCTTTGAGTTTATATTTTCTTCTAATACGGAACACCCTCTTATTCACCTGTCGTGAGAAGGTTGCCCTCCTGATGTTCCTCCTGCTGGCTACTAATTTCTTGAGGCTCTGCATCTTCTATGACTCCTATTCGTGGTTGAACATCACCACTTAGAATCTGGACAATCTGTTGAGACCTCTGTTCCCAGGAATGTACTTGAGAGGCAGGGGCAGTGTTAAGGTCGGAAATAAGCTTGCTATAGACCTCCCTTGCCAGATTAGTCCTGAGAAGGGTATATTCGCCAGTTTCCAATTCGGTAGCTAACTTCTTAATTATCTCGGACTCAAGGAGAACTGCAGCAAGCTGGTTTTCCTTTCGGAGCATAAGAATAGCCTCATGTTGATACTCAGCAGCAAGCTCATTTCTCCTGCGATAGACCTCTACGAACCTGTTACCAGCATGACTAACCCATTGATTGTAAGAATGAACAGAGACTCCACAGAGATTCCTAGCCAGTGGTGTGCTCACGTCAGCTATCCGTAACAGGAGGAACTTCCTCTTGTTCCCTCTGATTCCACTCAACTCTTCTTTTAAGCTCATATCTTTATGGTAGCACTGAAAATATGGTTTGTCAAGTGTTAAGATAGTGCTGGTGTGAGGTTTTTATATAGCCTGCCTGTAAGTCTTGACAAGCCATTAGAAGTCATGGTACAATTTAGCTTGACACATTAGAAGTTTGAACCTATATTACTACGTAATATACAAGATATTAAAGCCCAAAAATTGTACTTGTATACTTGAGGAGGTATAATTATGAAGTTCCTAATAGCCAAGAAAGATGGGATTAAATGTCATGGATGTCCAGGTTTTATAGAGAGAGGAGATGAAATGGTCTTAAATGTCATTAAAATGCCTGGCTCTACCCATGTGAAGGTTCTATGCTATCATGTTAGCTGCTTCCTTCCCTGGTATACAGAAATGTTTAACAGGAAGTGGGCTGAATGGAAGTCTGGAGAAGGGAATATAGACCCCCGACCCAGGATGGGTAGACCTCCCGTATATACTGAGCCTACCAAGGAACAGCTACTGAATAGGCTTCGGTCTTCCTTATCCTATCATAAAAAGATGGGACACGATATAAAAGTTAAGATAGTAATGAATAAGATAGCCAAGGCTACAAATGGATAGCCTCTGTCTTTTACTGTTCCA